AAGTAAGTCATTAATATCTATAATGTCAAAACTTGCAGACTGTAAGTATCGTTTTGGATTCACAGGAACACTTGACGGAACGCAGACACACAAGTGGGTTTTAGAAGGGTTGTTTGGTCCTTCATATAAGATCATCAGAACAGAAGAACTGATGAAGAAAGGTCATGTTGCAAAACTAGATATCAATGTTCTTCTACTGAAGCACCCAGCACACAAGTTTGAAACATTTGAAGATGAAGTTCAATATATTATTAATCACGATAAACGTAATAGATTTATAAGAAATCTTGCACTTGATTTAAAAGGTAATACTTTAATTCTTTTTTCGAGAGTTGAAGGTCATGGTCAACCTCTTTTCGATTTAATAAATAATAATAGTGTAGAAACTCGTCATGTATTCTTTGTTCACGGTGGTGTAGCAACAGAAGACAGAGAAAAAGTAAGGGAGATTGCAGAAGAACAAAACAACGCAATTATTGTTGCTTCATACGGAACATTTAGCACAGGAATTAACATTAAGAATCTCCACAATGTTATTTTTGCTTCTCCATCCAAATCTAGAATTCGGAATCTCCAGTCTATTGGACGTGTGCTCAGGAAAGGCAATAACAAAACAAAGGCAACTCTCTATGACATTGCTGACGACATTTCCTACAAATCCCGGAGAAACTACACACTTAATCATTTAATTGAACGTATTAAAGTTTATAATGAAGAGAACTTTAATTACGACATTGTAAACATACCACTCAAAAATTAATATGGGCGAAGAATTTCATGCAGTAATCAAACTAGTTACAGGTGAAGAGATATTTGCACTTGTTAGTGTAGATGAAAATAATGGGGATCCTATACTTCTACTGATGAACCCAGTGATTATGAAAATAATGCGTAATCATGTAGGTCAATATGTAAAGGTAAAACCTTGGATGGAAATTCCTACCGATGATCTTTATGTAATTAAATATGATAAGGTTATTACCATGACTGAAGTTAAAGAAAAAGAAACCATTGAGTTCTACGATAGATATCTCAATGATGATGATGTTGACTTCGAAGATGATGGTAAAACTAAAATATCAGATAAGATGGGATATATTTCTTCGGTAGATGATGCTAGAAAAACTCTAGAGAATCTTTATAAACTTAAAGATAATAAAGAAAGCTAAGCCTTCTCTTCAAAAGCAACAAACAGAGTCTACTTGTATTTCTCTATGTTGTCAAGCCCTGATTATATGTTATAATATACATAACGAAAGTTTATTGAAAAATAACAATGTTATGTCTAAGAAGAAATCAGAACATTACGTTAATAACAAGGAACTTCTTGAAGCACTGATTGTATACAGAGCAAAAGTTGCTGATAGTTTCAGAGAGATTAACGATAGAGAACCTACGAAAGCAGACAGATCACAGCGTTGGGTAGGCAAACCACCCATTACAAATTACTTAGGTGAGTGTTTTTTAAAGATTGCAACACATTTATCTTATAAACCAAACTTTGTGAATTATATGTTCAGGGATGATATGATCTCTGATGGTATTGAAAATTGTGTTCAGTATATTCATAATTTTGATCCAGAAAAATCTAAAAATCCATTTGCTTACTTTACGCAGATTATTCACTACGCCTTTTTACGTAGAATTCAAAAAGAGAAGAAGCAACTAGAAATTAAGTCTAAAATTATTGAAAGGACTGGATTTGATGAAGTTATGATGGTTGATGATAGCTTGCTTTCTGGTAGTAGTTCAGACTATAATACTATTAAGGACAATATTGCTTACAAGACTAATCGTCAATGAAAGTTGCTATTATTACTGATCAACACTTTGGTGCCCGTAAAGGTTCAAAGTTTCTCCATGATTATTTTAAAAAATTTTACGATGAAGTCTTCTTTCCATACTTAGAAGAAAGTGGTATTAGTATACTAATTGATATGGGTGACACATTTGATAATCGTCGCTCTATTGATTTGTGGTCTCTTGAATGGGCAAAAGAAAATTATTATGATCGCTTAGAAAAATTAGGTATTACTGTTCATACTATTGTTGGTAATCATACTGCCTACTATAAAGATACAAATTCTATTAATTCTGTAGATCTATTACTTAAACAGTACAAAAACGTAAAAGTTTATTCGGAATGTACTGAGGTAATGATAGATAAATTGCAAGTTTTGTTTATCCCCTGGATTAATGCGGAAAATACTAAAAGTAGTGTCGAATCTATTAAAGTTTCAAGTAGCAAGTGTGCGATGGGGCACCTTGAGCTTAACGGATTTAGAGCGCATCGCGGACACGTCATGGAAGACGGTATGGACAGCTCATTATTTGAGAAGTTCGACAAGACATTTTCGGGTCATTACCATACACGATCAAATAACGGAAAAATCTTCTACTTAGGAAATCCATATGAAATGTATTGGAATGATGTAAATGATCCTCGTGGATTTACTATCTTTGATACTGATACTCTTGATTTTGAGCAGATTGATAATCCATTCCGACTTTTTTATAACATCTATTATAATGATACTCCATATCAAGTATTTGATACAACTGAATATGATGGTAAAATTGTAAAAGTAATTGTAAAGAAAAAAACTGAACCTAAGAAGTTTGAAAAGTTTATAGATAAGTTACATTCCTGTGGTATCCAAGATTTAAAGATTGTTGAAAACTTTACAGTTCAAGAAAATGAAGAGTTTGAAATTGAAGAAAGTGAGAATACAATATCAATTTTAAATCGATATATTGATGAAGCACAGTTTGATTGTGATAGTAATATTATTAAAGGAATCCTTCAAAAAGTTTATTCACAGGCTTGTGAGGTTGAATAATGTTTTTGCTAACTCTCAAAGATTCGAAAGAAGATGGTGCTTATGCTGTACAAAATAGGTACGGTGAGAAGGTACTTTTTTTGTTTGAAGATGAGGATGATGCTGAACGTTATGCAATGTATCTTGAAGAAGATGAAGGTGCAGAGATGGACGTTGTAGAAGTTGATGCTGGTCTTGCTATTTTGACCTGTAAACGCTATAATTATAAGTATGCGGTGGTAACACCGAATGATATTGTGATTCCTCCCAGAGACTTAGATGATAACCTTCCAAAAAATTAGGTGGAAAAACTTTCTCTCTACGGGTAATCAATTTACTGAGATTGATTTTCAAGAAAATAATACAAATCTGATTATCGGAACAAATGGTGCAGGTAAATCTACAATGCTAGATGCATTGACTTTTGTTCTTTTCAATAAACCTTTTCGTAAGATTAACAAACCTCAATTAGTCAATTCTCAGAATGAGAGGGATTGTCTTGTTGAGATTGAGTTTGAGATTAATACTCGTCAATATCTTGTTCGGCGTGGAATAAAACCTAATGTATTTGACATTGTTGTGAATGGCACAGAACTTCATCGTGAAGCAGATGATCGTGCTATGCAGCGTGTATTAGAAGATAATATCCTTAAAGTAAATTATAAATCTTTCACTCAGATTGTAATTTTGGGTAGTAGCACTTTTGTGCCTTTTATGCAGTTGACTAGTACTAATCGTCGTGAAGTGATTGAAGATTTGTTAGATATTCGTATCTTCTCTCTGATGAATAATATCCTCAAAGATAAGATTCGTACACAGAAAGAACAAGTCAAATCTCTTGACTTGAAGAAAGAAACACTCAAAGATAAGATGAAGATGCAACAAAACTTCATTGATGAATTGGAGAATCGTGGTAAACAAAATATTGAAGGAAATAATAATAAGATTGCAAATCTTATGAGTGAAGTTGATGGATACCTTCAAGAAAACATCAAACTTCAAGAAGATTTGGAAAACACTACAAAGCAGCAAGAAAAGGTTTCAGGTGCAAGACAAAAGTTATCAAAACTAAACACACTTAGAGGAAAAATATCTCAAAAAGTATCTGCTATTAGTAAGGAACATAAATTTTTTGTTGACAATACGGTATGCCCTACCTGTACACAGGACATTGAAGAATCATTCCGGTTAAATAAAATTAGTGACGTTCAAAATAAGGCAAAGGAACTAAAGGAAGGTTTCGATGAATTGGAATCGACCATTCAGTTTGAACAACAAAGAGAACGTCAATTTAATGACCTATCGCAGGAGATTACAAACTTAACGCATGGCATTTCTCAAAACAATACTCGGGTTAGCGGAAATCAACGACAAATCCGAGATCTTGAATATCAAATTCAAACTATTACCGAGAACCTTGCAAACCGAAATTCTGAACATGAAAAATTAGACGAATTCAAAACTAATCTATCAAATACATTTTCAGAATTATCAAATAAAAAGCAAGAAATTGTTTATAACGATCTTGCTTATTCATTACTCAAAGATGACGGAGTAAAAACGAAGATCATAAGAAAGTATCTTCCGTTCATTAACCAGCAGGTTAATCGCTATCTTCAGATGATGGATTTTTATATAAATTTCCATCTTGATGAAGAATTTAAGGAAACTGTGAAGTCCCCTATACATGAAGATTTCTCGTATAGTTCCTTTAGCGAAGGTGAAAAGATGAGAATCGACCTTGCCCTACTCTTCACTTGGCGTGAAGTAGCGCGTGTCAAAAACTCTGTAAATACCAACCTGCTGATTATGGATGAAGTATTTGATTCTTCTCTAGATGGGTTTGGAACCGATGAGTTCCTTAAAATTATTAGATACGTCATTAAAGATGCTAATATTTTTGTGATCTCCCATAAGCAGGATATGCAGGACAAATTTGAAAGTGTCATTAAATTCGATAAGATTAAAGGTTTTTCACGTATGATGTCTTAACACATCTAAGAACAATGCAAGTACCAAACTGGAAGCATCATTCTAAGAAAGAACAAAAGAGAACTCTTAAACCTCAAGCAATGAGAGCGAGAAGAGAGGCACTCAGACAGTTCAAAAAGCGTCACAGGAACCGCCCAGACAAGGCGGTTTCGTCGTATTATGATTCCATACGAAAGGAACTAGATGATTCGTCACGAAATCAAGTCTCAACTTGCTAAACTTCTTGCTACTGAAGACTTGGTGGTTGAGAACAAGTATGTTGAGACGGCACAGTTCAATGTTCACACCCGTGTTCTAACTCTTCCTGTATGGGAGAGAGCAAGTTCTCAAGTCTATGATATGCTTGTTGGACATGAAGTTGGACATGCGCTTTACACTCCTGATAATGATTGGTTTAGGGAGAGGAAAATTCCCCCACAATTTGTGAACGTTGTAGAAGATGTTCGCATTGAAAAAATGATGAAGCGTCGTTACGCGGGTATATCAAAGACTTTTTATCGCGGTTATAGTGAACTTGCTGATGAAGATTTCTTTTGTATTGAGAATGAAGATGTAAATAAGATGAATCTTGCTGATAAGGCAAATCTTTACTTTAAGATTGGAAATTTTGTTGATATTGATTTCAATTCTCAGGAAAGTATTCTGATTCAAAAGATTGCTGACACTGAGACTTTTGATGATGTTTTAGATGTTTCTGAAGAACTTTACAATTACTGCAAGCAACAGCAGGAGATGAAAACCAAGACTGATGACCTTCAAGTTCAAGGTAATCAAGATCAAGGTGAAGATCAATCCGAAACTGATTCTCAAGAAGAAAGTGTTCCTAATGTTCCTAATGGTACTAACGAGGAACCCGAATCTAACGAATCAGACAAGTTTGATCCTCAAGAATCTGAGGATGGTGAATCTTATGGTGGAACTGAGAATGATGATGAACCTGAAGTTACTACCGCCCAGAGTTTGGAAGATGCTTTGAAAGATCTCGCTTCAAATGAAGGATGGGAGAATGTATATTTGGAACTTCCCAAACTTAATCTGAATAAAATTATTGTTCCCAATGCAGAAGTTCACTCCCGTTTTGATGAATGGAATGACTTTTTAGATCGTCATGAATTGACTGAGGAAGAAATCTTTGGTCGTGCTGATATGGAGTTTCAAAATTTTAAGAAGTCTGCTCAAAAGGAGGTAAACTATCTGATTAAAGAGTTTGAGTGTCGTAAGTCTGCAGATTCTTATGCTCGTGCTACTACTGCTCGTACTGGTGTTTTAGATTGCACCAAACTTCATACTTACAAATATAATGAAGATATTTTCAGGAAAGTAACCACTCTTGCTGATGGTAAAAACCATGGTTTGGTATTTGTTTTAGATTGGAGTGGTTCTATGGGTAATGTCCTTCAAGACACTTTGAAGCAACTGTTCAATCTAATGTGGTTCTGCAAGAAAGCATCTATTCCTTTTGAGGTCTATGCCTTCACTAATGAGTATCCTAAAGAACCTACTGAAGAAACTTTGCGTCAGGATTACACACAACATGCTTATGAAAAGCGTGAAGGTCTGATTGCTGTTGGTCCCTGGTTCAGTATGATGAATGTCTTTACCAGCAATGTCAAGATGAAGGAACTTGAGCAGCAGATGAAGAACTTCTATCGTCTTTCATACAATATGACCCGTTGGTCAACTGCTCCGATTCCTACTGGTCTGAGTTTGTCTGGAACTCCTTTGAACGAAGCATTTATCTCACTGCATCAGATTCTTCCTCAGTTTAAAAAGCAACACAAGGTCCAGAAAGTTCAGTGTGTTGTTTTGACTGATGGTGAAGCAGGTGGTATGAAGTATCATAGAGAGGTTCAGCGTCGTTGGGAAGATGGTCCTTTCCTTGGAGTTGGTTCTGTTCAGCAAAATGCTTTCCTTCGCAATCGTAAGACTGGTAATACTTATTCTTTTGATTGTGAGTGGTGGGAGATGAGTGATATCTTCCTCAAGGATCTTCGTGATACGTTTGTTGATGTGAATTTTATTGGTATTCGTGTTCTTGAAGGACGTGACTCTGGCGGTTTTATTCGTCGTTATACTGGATGGGGATCTGAGTTTAATAAGATTCAGAAAGTTTGGAAGAAAGAACGTGCTTTTGCACTTCATGGTGCTGGATATCATACTTACTTTGCTATGTCTTCTGCTGCACTTTCTAACGACTCTGAGTTTGATGTTGATGAGGGTGCTTCGAAGGCAAAAATTAAATCTGCCTTCGCCAAGAGTCTAAAGAATAAGAAAATGAATAAAAAAATTCTTGGGGAGTTCATTGAACTAATCGCTTGAATAAATAAGTGTATAGAAAAACTGTCTACAATGAAACCTTCCCCTAAGAAATTAAAAGAGACTAAGGAAATCTATGAAAAGGTCGTAACACACCTCATTGAGGAAGGTTACGCTACTGACGTAGAATCTGCAGATTCCATCATCAGTGGAATGAGCGAGCAGTGGTTCGAACTCATCACGGAGAACTGATAAATGGAAAGAATTAATGCAAAAGATGTTCAATCAATGATGGAAGCATATGCTTCTATCTACAATAATCAAGAGCAACTCGATGAACAATCTCGCCCAACTGGACAACAGAGAGCGGCACTCAGAACAGCAAGACGACAAGCTGCAGCAGATTTAAAAGCAACTGAAATAGCAGCAGGTGGCGGACAGGCAGGTATAGATAACGCGCTCAAGCAGAGATATGGTGGTAGAATGCCATCAGAAAGACAGCAAGCCAGACATAGTTCACGTAATCTTGCTACTCGTTCTGTTGCTGCAACTGGTAGAGAAAATCTTTACCGTGGTGGCGGTGGCGATGCTGCTGTAAAGAAAGGTCAAACCAAAGATCAAGTAATCGCTCAGGGAGTTAAAAACTTTAAGGCAAAACAAGCAGCACCAGTACAACCAGTACAATCTACAAAACAAGTACAATCTACAAAACAAGTACAATCTACAAAACCAGTACAATCTACTAATACTCTAAACAAAGATCAGCAGGCAGTTAATAGAGAGTATGATCGCTTGAGAGCGAAAGATCCTGAAGCTGCTGCAGTATATGGTAAGAAGATGGCAGCTAGAGGTGCTGCTAGATCCGATTTCAAGATCGAAAAACCAACTCAAGCACAGAGCAATCCTACTGCAGTACAAAAGCAAGCACGGGTCGATGCTGCTATCAAGAGTGTTAATACACCAGAAAAAATGAATAAGCCAGCACCTGCTGGTAGTGCTCTCCGTGCTCAACAAGATGCTAAAGCTGCTGCCGCTGGTGGTGCTTCTAAGAAAGAAGCAGAATATCAAGCAGTCAAGGCAGGTGTTGGTGTCTCCAAGGGAACCGTTAAGGATCCTAAGATTGCCGCTGATGCTGCTAGAAAGGCAAGATTGGATGCAATTCGTGCTAAAGCGAAAGCAGATACTATGAAGAAGTCCAGATTAGGTGAAGACGTTGAACTTGATGTATTTGATACCATCAAGGAGCATCTGATTGGTGAGCACGAACTTGCTGAAGATGTTGCAATTCAAATCATGACTCTTTTGGATGAAGAAACCAGAGGAGACATTATGGAATACACTGCTGCAATTAGAGCAGATGCTGCTCCAAAAGGTACAACTATGAGGATGACCGCTGGTGGTAAAGAACCACCTGGCGACAAACTTCTGAGAAGAATTAGAGACAAACTGGGAGGTTTCCTTCAAAGGTTAAATCCCAGAGCGATGAAGTCAACCACTGTCGAACCACGTAAACCGCTTGTATCAACTCAAAAAAATTCTTATGAACTAGAAGGTGAATTAGTTGATGAGGGATCCTATGGATCTAAAAAGAAAAAAAAGTCTAAGAAAGGAGGCTACTGAAATGAGTAAATTTGGAGATTTAATTAGAGGTGTGAAAGCACCTACTCCTGCAGCACCTACCGCTCCTGCACCAGTATCTGTACCAACTCCAGAAGCAAAATCTTTTGGAGAAGAAGTTCTTATTACTCCTGAGGAAAAAGTCCTTACTGAAGCAAGTCCTTTAGAGCAGATGACTAAAAAAGAGTTGGAAGCACTCGGAAGATCTATGGGTATCGAACTGGACAGACGGCATAGCAAGGCATCATTGATTGAAGAACTTAAAGAAGTTGAAGGTGAGTGATCCACTTTTTTAACTGTCCACAGGGGGTCTTCTGACCCCCTTTTTTATTGTATAATTACTTCAGTTAAAACAAACAACCCAATGGGACTGTCCAAAGAAGGCATTGTTGAATCACTTCAAGCAACTTATGGAGAATCTGTAACTGCTGCAGATATTCGTGCTTGGTGTGCAATGAATGACTGCAATTATCAGACTGTCTCTAACAAACTCTCTGATTATAAGACTGGTCGCGGCAAGTGGAATCTGACTATTCAAGAAAAACTTGAACAGAACTATCAGGCACCTGCTGCACTTCCCGCTATTGAGCAAAACCTTATTCCTCAAAAAGATGATTCCTTCGTCAAGTTTGGCAATTTCGGTGATATTAAAAAAATTATTCAATCCCGTCTATTCTATCCAACGTTCATTACTGGACTCTCCGGTAATGGTAAAACTTTCTCAGTTGAGCAAGCGTGTGCTCAACTGGGTAGAGAACTTATTCGTGTAAACATTACTATTGAAACTGATGAAGATGACCTTATTGGCGGTTTCCGCCTTGTTGATGGTAACACCGTCTGGCACAATGGCCCAGTCATTGAAGCACTCGAACGAGGTGCTATCTTGCTCCTTGATGAGATCGACCTCGCT